CACGAAATGTCTGTTGTAGTGAATGGTGATGACAGTATATCTATAACTGATAGTGGAGGAATAGTTGAATCTTATGCTGTAGCTTTGGATAATAAAGAAAATCCTAATAATCTACCAGAAACAGCACAAGAAGCAACACAAAGAAAGAGATCATCTAACTAAATAAATACAGAGGAATAAATGCCAACATATAAAAAATCTTATAAAGATTTGAGTTTTGATTTTACAGCAAATCCACAAACAGGAGATGTTGCAACAGTAAAGGATGCGATTTCTGTAAAGAGAGGAATTAAAAATATATTATTGACAGAGGGTTTTGAAAGATTATTCCAACCAGAAATAGGTTCTGGAATTAAGAATATATTATTTGAGCCAATGACACCTCTTACTGAACAAAGATTGTCAGATGCATGTTCAGATGCAATTGATGCTTGGGAAAAAAGAGCCTCAGTAATAGATATAACAGTTATTTCAGAAGAAGAATATAATCGTTATAGAGTTGCTATAAAATTTAGTATTAACAATTCTTTGATTACAGAACAAGTAGATGTATTCTTAAATAGAGAGAGATAACAGATGAGCGATGTAGCTTCTAAACTTAAAGTATCTGAACTAGACTTTGATCAGATAAAAACAAATCTTAAAAATTTTCTAGGTGATCAAAATGAGTTAGCTGATTATAATTTTGATGGTTCAGCAATGGCTGTCCTTATAGATCTTTTGGCTTACAATACTCATTACAATGCATTCTATTTGAATATGATTGTAAATGAGATGTTCCTTGATACGGCATCTCTTCGTAATTCTGTAGTATCTAGAGCCAAACATTTGGGGTATACTCCTACTTCTGTTAGAGGTGCCAAAGCGTATGTTGATTTAACCATCACTCCTGCAAACACTCCTGCTAATATTGTAATTGCAAAGGATACACAATTTAATGCCACAGTAAATGGTATTTCTTATATATTTTCTACATCTAATTCTGCTACTTTGAATGTTAATGCAAATGGTATATACACAACAGCTAATGTGGAGTTACAACAAGGTATCCAATTAACACATTGATACAGTGCAAATGTCTCAGATCCAGATCAGAGATTTACTCTACCCAATGCTAATACAGATACAAGCTCACTTACAGTGCAAATACAAACTTCTGCGACCAGTTCAAATTTATATACTTATTCAGTTGCAAATGATACAACTACAATAAACTCTACAGCCAATGTGTACTTTTTAGAGGAAGATACAGATAGTAAATACAGAGTATACTTTGGTGATGGTACAACTGGAAGAGCTCTAACAAGTGGTAATATTATAATTCTGAAATCTTTAATAGCTGATGCAACTGCTCCAAATGGTGCAAAAACATTTACTCCTACTGGTACAGTTGGAGGATATTCAAATGTTACAGTAACAACAACATCAACTGCATCTGGTGGTGCAGACAGAGATTCTATCAGTTCTATAAAGTTTAATGCACCAAGAAATTACCAAGCTCAAAATCGTGCAGTAACGATTAATGATTATATTAGAATAGTTCAAAGAGATTATACAGATGCAGAATCTGTCATTGCTTGGGGTGGTGAAGATAATGACCCACCAGTTTATGGTAAGGTTTATATGGCTATAAAACCAGCTAGTGGTTTACAATTATCAACTACTACAAAAAATATGATCAAAAATGATATTTTAGCAAAAAGAAATGTAGTCTCTATTTCAACTGAAATCCAAGATCCAGATTACTTATATTTGACTTTTAATAGTACTGTTAAATATGATTCTTCTAAAACTTCAAATACTGCAGCCACTATCTCAGATTTGGTTTCTAATACTGTTTACAATTTTGGTGTAGACAACCTTAAAGGGTTCGCAAATGAATTTAGGTATTCACCCCTAGTCAAAAAAATTGATGAGTCTGAAACTTCAATTGAAAGTAGTCTTTCCACAGTTAAATTAAAAAGAATATTTGTTCCTTCTCTTAATGTATCTAGTTCTTATACTCTATCGTATTCAAGTGAAATTTTTCATCCCTATACTGATTATGTGGATTCTGTTACTAGTACAGAATTTTCTCATTATGATGCTGATGACACTTTACGAACAGGTTGTAATATACAAGATACTGATGGAGTGTTACAAGTTTATCGTACAACAGGAACAACTAGAATTATTGTTGCAAACAATGTCGGAACTGTTACTTATGGTTCGGGTGTGGTTGCACTTGCTGGATTTAAACCTGTTACAATTGGAGATGGTACTGCTAATTTAGCAGTAACTGTCGCATTAGCTTCAAGTGATGTTGTACCAGTTAGAGATCAATTTTTACTTATTACCAACAATAATATTACAGTATCAATGATTGATACTTTCGGAACAGGTACAAGTACTAGTGGTACATCTTCTACTGTCAGTGGCTCAACCGCTGGAGGTACTTCTGGTAGTGGTGGATCGGGAAGTAGCTACTAATGATAGAAGATGGTGGAATTCTTTATAGTCAGATAGATTCTCAACTTCCTAGTTTTGTTCAAACTGACCATACGAAATTTTCTAAGTTCATAGAGAAATACTATGAGTTTCTTGAACTGAATCTCATCACCTTTACAGATTTAGATCTCAACGAAGATGCCGTTTTACAAGAAAAGGCAAATACTACATTTTCCATAACTGTTGCTACTGGTAATAACGCATACAGTAATTCCGCAAATAAATTTTATGTTGATGGTGCAGTTTCTCCAACCATAACTCTTACTCCTGGCGCATACGCAATTTTTGATCAAGGTGATGAAACCAATGATGGTCATTACTTTCATATATCAAAGACATCAGATGGTATTCATGTTGCAGGTGGTACACAATTCACCACCGATGAAAGGGAAGATGTTCTTTTTACTTATGAGGGTACGCCTGGAGATTATGATAATATTACACTTGAAGATGCAACAATAGATGATTATGGAATTTTACTTTATGAAGAGTTTAATTTTCCAACTGGTGATACCGATATAGTTCTTGATAATATTACACTTGAAGATGATACTGGAATTTTACTTTATAATGAAATTATACTTACTGGTGGTTACATTTCATTTGAAGCTGGTCACCATGTACTGATGGAAGAACATACTGATCAATCTGAAAATTTGTTCATACAATCCGAAGATTTTACTGTGGATGAAACTGGACTAACAGGAGTTGGTTATGAAAGAACTGAAAAAGTAGAAATTGGTCTTGAAATATCTTCTACTGTACAATTTTATGTTTCACCAGACCTCGCTGGTGAAACCCTCTACTACTACTGTAATAATCACTCTGGAATGGGTGGAAATATTACTGTATCATCCGCAACAACTTATATTTCTCAAGAAAACGGAAATACTGATTCTGCAAATACCTCTACTACAGATTATGTTACTATTGAAAATGATTTAAGACAGGGTTCTCAATTTTTAAGTGGAGAAACTATTCTTGGAACAACCTCTGGTGCTACTGGTATTGTTAAGGGAAAATATTCAACTACTCAAGCTTATGTTGAAGAGACAAATAATGGTGCTTTTCAAGTGGGTGAAAGTATTGCAGGTAAAACTTCAAGAGCCACCGCCACTGTAAATTCATATTCCAGACAACCAATAAACGCATCTAGAAATGTAAAATCTTTCCAAGATATTGATAAAGCTCCCGCTGGTTTTGTTGAACTTTTTAGAAAAGAATTTTTAAATGGATTTAGTAAAAATGCTGATATTAGTACATCTAATCTACTTAAAAATATAAAAGACTTTTATCGTGCTAAAGGTAACGAAAATTCCTTTCGGTATATTTTTAGATTACTTTTTGGTATAGAAGATGTTGAGTTTTATTATCCTGGCCGGGATATGTTGAGACTTTCTGATGGAAGATGGACTCTTGATAAATCAGTTAAAATTCTTACAGACTCTGCAAGTTATGTAGACTCTTTTCTCGGTAGAACAATCGTAGGTGCAACAACTAATGTTTCTGCTCTGGTAGAAAGGGTTGAAAGATACCAAGTTGGTGCAATTGATGTTACTGAATTATTTTTATCTGGATTTGATGCTAATAATGCTGCTTATCAAGCAATTACAGATGCCAATTACACTACATTTTTGTTGGGAGAAGTACTAACAGCTAATAGTGCAGATGCTAATGGAAATTATGCAACAGCAACCTCAAGTGGAGTTTTACAGGGTGTTGATATAGTTTATGGTGGATCTGGTTATGAAAAAGGTGAAGAACTAAGTGTTTCTGGTGGGGGTGGTACAGGAGCCAAAGCTAAAATTGGTTCAATAGCTGCAGCTGCTCTTACTGGAATTACTGTTATAGATTCGGGTGATGGATATACTGTAGGTGATATCGTTGAATTCGTTAATGACGGAACTGGTGGAACTGGTGCTGCAGCTAGAGTTGCCAGTATTGTTGAAACAATAACTATATTCCAACAAACTGAAGTCATTAGTACATTCAAAGATGATACATTAGATG